AGGTCGGCACCTTTAGTACCAAAGAAATCTTTTTCAATCAGTTCACGATATGCTTTTACAAAAGAGGAACGAATACCAGGATATTTGTTTTTGATTTTACGTTCAATACGAGAATCTTCAACAACATTTACAACTGAAGATGGAATTTTTTCCTCATGCGCACGGATTAATCCACTCAAAGGAGTGTAAAGTGCATGGCCAACTTCGTGACCCATAAAAAGGTCATAAAGATAACCAGAAATGTTTTTATCTAAAACTGGTACAGTAAGAATGCGTTGTTTAACATCAAAAGATGCCGTTTGTACATTCTTTTGTTCTACCAATAGATTTTCTGTTGCCATGAGTTTGGCAAGTAATGATTTAGATTGAATAAGTTCCATAGATTCTCCGATTTAAGAGACCATTATACTATAATAATCATCTACCGTCAACTGATTTGTGAAATGCTGTTGTTTCCGTACAACAAACGCATCATTCATACATTTCTTTGCGTTTTTGGTAATTGGAAAAGTCTTTTTCCATGCCGGATAATACTGCCCATTTACGGATTACGTTGTCCAACTCTTGCCAAGCAGGAATTTCTTCATTTTCTGATTTTGTATCAAGCCAAATATAATATCCTTGTTCAGTTTTGCTCATTTTTAAGTTCCTTATCAAAAAAATTGTGCTCAATAGCACTAGCTAGGCGATCCGCTAGCTTCGGATCGAACTTAACGAGATGATATGCAACATCTTCAACGTCAATATGACGCAAATTATAAAAAATTTCATCAATTCCACGCAAAATTTGCGATTCTTCTTGCTGACTTAACATAATTTCCTCATTGTATAGTAAAATTTTCTTCAATACTCATAAAACTGCCTCTTTTTTTCGCTTTTCCGACAGATTTTAACCATTCCATCTCAATATTAAATTCTTCATCACTTAAAGAATCCAAATATTCAGAATATTCTTGCCATTCTTCACTTGTAATACTCATCTTCTCATACTCGCAATCTCTTTTGCTTCATTATCTGTAAAAATTGGCACAGCATTTGATTTGTGCATTGTGCCGATACCTTTAATTTTTTCACCTGTGTAAGAATTTCCGAATCTTTTTACACAAGGTACAAAACCTGTATCCAAGGACGCAATCTTTGGAGTTTCTCTGTGATAAGGAGCCATTTGTTTTGGTACTGTAAATGTTTTTGAAATTGGAGTTCTGGAATATCGTTTTTCAGATATCTTATTGATAGAAGCTAACCATTCAGTTTTTTGCTCTTGCTGAGCCTTAGTTAGTTTCTTTTGTTTGGATTTTGGAATATAACCGTATATCATAATGAAATTCTCCATGTGAAGAAACCATTATATTATACTTTGTGTAGGAGGTCAAGCGATGTGTTGTGTGGAAACAACATTAATACCAATACCATTAATTTGAAACGGCAGCATACCTACTTATGCTTAAAAAATGAGAATTAAGTGGTATTTTTAATCTTTTTCATTTGGTGAAATATCCGCATCTTCCAGCGAATCTTCTTCCCATTGCTGTAACTGTTTCTTTACTTCAGAATGTTCACCCCTACGTTTTTTGGTGTGTAAGTAATTCTTTGCGTAGATGTAATCATCATTATAATCTTGGTTCTTTCTAAACTTCCCTACAAACTTTGACACTTCTTTCTCCTATTTCATCGTTTCAAAGGTGATGCCTCTAATCTTTGTTTCTGGCATATTGTGCATATCCTGATCCGATATGAAAGTGATATCAGCATTAGGATAACAAATCTTAACTATTTTGAGTAATTGGCAGAATGTGCCATCCGAATCATCAAATGCCATTACTTCATCAACTGTACTTAAGCTGGAAACTATTTCTCGTCTTGTAGTATAATTTTGGACAAATCCACCGAGAGCATACATTAACCACCAGTCGGATTGAACTCCGACAATTAACCAATCTCCCTTACGTTTACATCTTTTCAGGAATCTTAGTTCTTCTGCTGATAGTGGATCAAATGAACCACAGGTAACTATTATCTTTTCTCTTTTGTGCATTATGGTAAAAGATTGGGGAAGGCCTCTTTTACAAATTTATAATTTAAACCTTTCACTCCCAAATCTTTTTGGAAAATACCAATAATAACTTCAGCTTCACGAGGTTCTAATGTTTCCAACATCTGTAACAACAATTCTGTTCTTTTCTCTGCAGATAGATTTTCTGCTGAGGCATCGCCTTTTCTAAACAAATACATCTTTCGCAATACACTTGATAACTGTTGTGGAGAAAGTCCCGGTAAAATATCGCTTGGTACTTTATACCCATCAGGCATTTCAGTAATCAACCATTGATAATCTGGATGATAAGCTAATGAAAAAACATCAACCAATGTTTTGGATAGATTCTTTTCAATTACTGTCATTCTTTCTTTTTTGGTTGTTGCCAATTCAAATTCATCAAATACTTCATAAATGTTTTTCATTAGAATTCCTCTATTACTTCCATTAAATTTTTCAGTTTGTGTTCAATAAAATAATTCAACAACTTGCTCCGTTTAGCTGGAACTGTTTCTTCATATGTATTTATAATCTTCTCTTTGATTTCTTGTGGAATGAAAGATAGGTCAATTAAAGTGGAATTACGAATAAAGTTGGCCTTAATTGTTTCTTCTTGGTCTAAGTAACTTTCACGCATAAGCTTATCTAGTACAGATTTAGTAATTGGTTTTTGTCTTAAATCACGAACAAAACAATCAGAAGGAGAAAATACATTAGGAATACCATCACCCTTATCACCACGAATAATCTTTTCTTTTAAATCCATAATAGGATTAGGAGATACGATAAATTTCTTTTGTGATGGATTATACTGTTTAACATTGTAATTTTGTTGCAATTGTAAAAAGTCTCCATCACTAGACAAAATCAAAATCTTTTCATGTGGTGCATGCCGGGGTACTAATGTACCAATAATATCATCAGCTTCAGCACCCTCAACGTCAATCACTTTGTATGGAAAGTTTTCTTTGAGTTCAACTTTTAATTTGGCAAGAATGTCAAAAATCATGTGCCAGTCTAAACTAGACTTATCACGAGTCTTTTTACGATTTGCTTTATAAAATGGGAAATATTCTTTTCGCCAGTATTTACGATTATCACAACACAATACCACTTCACCATATTCGCCTTTAAAATTCTTAACATGGTTACGGATAATATTTAAAATCATGTGACGAATTAGTTCTTCATCCAACTTGCCTTTTTGGTTGGCAATTTGTGCCATTAATCCGGCAAGTAATACTTGGTTTAAGTCAACGAGAATCATAACAAACTTTCAATAGTTTCAAATAAGGTTCTATTCTACTACACTTTATTGAAATTGTCAAGCATACGGTCAATCAATGGACGTGATGTGGTAGTCTTGCGAGCAATAATACCATACCAACCTTGTGGTATTAGTCCTGAAATATATTCTAATGGATCCGCTAAAATAGCATCAAAAGAATCCACATCACCATATTCTTCTTTATTTGTTTTGTGTTCTCTGAATAGAATGATATGATATGAAGAACCTATTGTAGAACCTCCAACATCTTCACCTGGATTTACATATTCTGTGCCACATATTTGTATTGAATCTTTCTTATCACCTTCTAAGAAAGTTAAGAAATCAAATTTTTCATTTTTTAATGGTCTGAGGTAATCTAACATTTATTCCTTTAAGATGTGATTTTCTCACCCTTACCATAATCCAAGTATTGTAATATTCATCCGATTCTAAAGCACCACGAACAAATTGTTCTTTAGCTTCAAGATAACCACAATCACCTTTAGATAGGCAAAGATGTATTATTTCACGATTAAATCTATCATGACCTAATTCTAACACATCTTTAGCTAGTTCGGCACTACTTCCATAGTAAGTTTGCCAATCACTTGGTACTTTTACCTTTTTTCGTTTACCTTTGACTTGTTTGGTTTTGGCAGAATAAAAGAATTTCTTGCCTATGTATTTTCTACCATTCGTCAGATTGGTTATCTGATACACGAACCCGTAATT